TTAAGCACCGAGGGCGCATGCTCTGGATGGCACATCAGGATTATCCTGGGGGATTGGCTACATGGCCGGCAATGAAGTTCAACGCAGCGCTTAGGTTTATAAGGAAATATGCGCATGTCGATGTAGACTTGGTATTACAAGGAAAACAGGAGATTCCTAAATGAAACAGTATCTTAAATATTTGTCACCACCACAGACAAAGCCTATACCAGGCAAAAATATGGTGAAAAACAATGCCGGCGGCTATAGCTTCGAAATAAGCGATATTGAGCGGCTGAAGCGCTTCCTTCTTCTTGGTACCGATGGAGGCACATACTACGTTTCCGAGGAGAAGCTCACAGCAGACAATGCCTCATTTGTTATAGACTTTATAAAGAGAGATTCAGAAAAAGTCTTTGATACTTTAAAGGAAATCGCAGATGCTGGACGAGCACCTAAGTATAATACCATTTTGTTTGTATTCGCTTTGCTTCTTACCTTTGGTGATAAAGCCACGCTCAAGCGTGCCTATCCAGCTCTTGCTCAATTGTGCTATACACCTAGCCAACTCTTCAGTCTGCTTACCTTCCTCAAGCCCCTTCGTGGTTGGAGTAGGGGTCTTCGCACTGCTGTCGGGAATTGGTACCTTGATAGGGATAATGTACGTCTTGCATACCAGCTCGTAAAGTACCGCCAGCGCGCAGGATATGACCATAAGGACGTACTGCGTCTCTGCCATGTTAAATGCACTGATGCGGAAAAGAACAATATCCTTAAGTATGCCGTTGGCAAGCTTTCTGCTCCAAGCGAGCTTTTGCCTTCTCAAATCAACTGCTTTGAGGGATTAAGCAAGTTACCCGAAGAGTGCTGGAAAGGCCAAGGCTTGATCTATACTCTTGAATCTATCAAAGTAAACCGTCTTACCTGGGAGATGATCCCTACTGAAAGGCTCAATAATCCAGAGGTTTTGACCGCCCTTGTCGATGAGATGCCACCTACGGCCTTAATGCGCAACCTCAACAGGTTTGCCTATACTGGCCTTACTAACGGCCAGAATGACCTTGTTATGAAGATTTGCGATAAGCTTAAGGATGTTGAGAAGCTAAAGCTTAACAAAGTACACCCTGTTAACGTTATCACATCCTTAATGACCTATAAGCAAGGTCATGGGGATAAGGGTAATAAGACTTGGGAGGTTAACCAGCATATCCTTGATGCGCTGCATGATTGCTATAAGCTCGCTATGCAGACTATAGAGCCCACTGGCAAGCATATCCTTGTAGGGGTAGATATCTCTGGCTCTATGACTACCGAGGTTTCAGGAATGAAGATGAGCTGTGCACAACTTGGCATGATCTTAGCGCACACTATGTTGATTACAGAGCCTAGGGTGGATGCTATCTGCTTTGACTCACTCCCGAGTCCTTATCCATTCGGAAAGCGCCATTCTCTCGATACTATATTGAATGAAACGCCTTCAGGAGGAAGTACAGACTGCGCGATTCCTCTGGGCTGGGCGATCCAGCAAAACTTGCCTGTCGATGCTATCGTAATCCTCACAGATAACGAGACCTGGGCAGGTAAAAGCCACTCTGCGAAGGTGCTGGAAGTGCTTCGTAGAACGCGGCCTAATGTCAAGATTATCGAAATTGCTATGATAGCAGGTTGCTATTCTTCGTTCGAGAATAACGATCCAAATATCTTGCGTATTGTCGGGTTTGATGCTACAGTGTTAACGCTTATGCAGGAGTTCATAGGTAGAGTTTGAGGGTCGTATTTCGAGCGTTATTCTGCTAAAATAAAAAGCTTGGAAATAAACTTATCCTCATTTAGTTCAACGGGTCGATGTGTCTCCTTCCCGCACCAATGCGGGTGGTAGGCCTAAAGCCTAACGCTTTGGAGACACAAAATTTATCCGTTTTTTTATCGCGGAGTCGAGAAGTGGTTATCTCAACAGGCTCATAACCTGTATTACGTCGGTTCGAATCCGGCCTCCGCTATTACTAGGGTCGTAGAGTAATGGTTAAAGTTTGATTCTGTCTCCGGACGGTTATTTGGATACGCCATTCTCGACTATTTATCCTAGTTTGTTTTTCGGGTCGATGTGATTGCCTTATTTGTCTCACTCACAAAAGGTTGCGGGTTCGAACCCCGCCTAGGCTATGGCCTAGTAGCTCAATTGGCTAGAGCATTGGCATCACTGATTTTTATCCGATTTTGTTTTGAAGGGTCGATAGGCATTCGGTTATTTTTATCATAAATACGCCCGACTGCCGAAAAATTATCCTTCTTTTTTTGTGGGTCGCTAGATATCGGTTATGCACTTGTACTGCCCTGGTCGTTTGTTCGATTCAAACCATATCTCCTGAGGTATGTAGCTCAGTGGTAGAGCGGGAAAAACTTCGATATAAATTTTTATCCACTTTTTTTAACTCAGAGGTTAGATGTTTTATAAAGAATATGTAGATAGTCGTGGTAGAACAGTAAAGCAACATGCGATTATGCACTATTTTTATGCTGCCATCTCAATACTAATATTTTTTATATGGCTCTGCAATTGGACTATAGTAAGACCAGGAACCGTTGGCGTGGTAGTTGACCTTTTCGGCAGCTCTAAGGGAGTAGAGGATAAGGAATTGAGCGTCGGGATGCACTGGATAGCTCCATGGAAATCTGTATATCGCTTTCCTACTTTCGAGCAAAATGACACCTGGCAGGGAAACGAATGCTTTAGCTTTCAGACAGCGGAAGGCCTAGCCTGCGATGCAGAAGTAGGCATAACCTATCACCTTAAGCCTGAATATATACCTAAAGTATTTTCTAAATACAGACGAGGTATGTATGAGATTACCCATATTTTCCTAAGAAACTACATCCGAGATGCCATAAACAATGCGGCATCTAAGCTTACTTGCGAGCAACTTTACTCCGACGGTAAAGAGAAGTTTTTCCGTGACGTCGAAGTTCATGTGCGAGAAGATGTAAAGCCTATAGGCATAGAGATATCTCGCATATACCTCATAGGACGCATACACTTCCCACAGAACGTCATAAACGCCCTTAACTCGAAGATAGAGGCCACCCAGCGCGCGCAACAGCGTGAAAACGAGCTACGAGAGTCCCAGGCAGAAGCTGAAAAGCATATAGCCAAGGTAAAGGGAGAGGCAAGCTGCTTAACTATCGCATCAGAGGCCCAAGCTAAGGCTAACGAGCTACTTTCGCAGTCTATCACCTCAGAGATCTTGGCCAAGATGGCTATAGATAAATGGGATGGCAAGCTACCTATGTATATCGGGGGATCATCTCCGGTGTTAATGCCTTTTGCCGAGGATGTTAAGTTTAATCAGTACACGAAGTCTAAAAAGTCATGACCTGCGAATACTTTATATTTCTTACGCTATCTATTGTCCTAGGACATCTGATAGCGGAAATCTTATTGCGACTTGGTGAATGATGCCACAATTACACTTGTGAAGCCATCTGACTCTGCGTCGGCTGATTCATCATCTCCATAGCTTGCTGCTGTAGTTGCAGGTTATGTGCCTCCTGAGCCCTCTGCTGTTCACCTTGCGCATGTTCGATAGTCCCAAGTTCTTTTAGCATGGCTATTTTCTGGGCAATGCTGTTTAGGTCCATCTCTTCTAGCTCTTTGAGCGCCTTGACAAAGTTAAGCTCTGCACCTGTTCGGTCGGTCTCTGCTCGTTGGATGCGTTCTGCACTCAAGGCTTGATCTAGGCCTATCTTATTCATGCGCTCCATAGCAAGTCCCTGGTCAGCCTTAGCTTTAGCCTCTGTAGCGATAGCCTGCATTCTGAGAAGCTCTTGCTCTTTCTCCTGCTGCTCTTGCATAGCTTGATTTTGCTGGTCTGCCTCTGCGTCTAGAATCTCGTTAAGCTCTTTCTTGTTCTGTAGGTTCGATTTCTCGATGATAAGGCTCTGAGGTATGTTGAAGCCCATACCTTGAAGTGCAAGAAGCTGGGTAAACTGAGCTTGGCGCTGTGTATCTGTGAGGATACCTTCCTCTACAACCACATCATAACGGGAGAAAGCTTGGCTGTAGAACTCTGCGGTAGGCTCTTTTTTGGTAATTAGGCGTATTTTTTCGGGGGTGTAGTTCTTCTGTATGAGCTTTAAAACCTTCTTGGAGAGGATCTTTTGAGAGGTTCCAAGGCCATCAAAAAGGCCTCTAAGGCTCACGAGTCCAGCAGATTGACGCATTTTAGCCAGGATTGCGGCTGTTTCCACCTTTTCGTTTTCAGGCATCCCCAACATCTCCGGGTTAATACCTAAAATGTTAGGTATATCCTTCTCAAAGGCGTCCATCATGGCAAATTGACCCTGTGGGATGTCGGGTGCTTGCAGTCGCTGGACATCTGCCATATCTGCTTCAGGTTTTAGAAAGATAACCTGGCCATTTCCGCTTTTAAATAGGCTATTTATGTTCGAAACCGCGTTAGTTTTCGCAAGCCAGCCGGAGTTTAGCTGCGCATCTAAGATGTCTACCATCTTCGATCTGCGTTTATTAAGTTCTGTCTGAGGATCTCGCACAAAGCGCACTAAACCTTGCAGTTTCCATTGAAATAGGTCAAAACTTGGGCGAAATTCACCGCCGTAGATAGGCACAAATGGGTAATCATCAAGTCCGTAGGGATCTTCGCCGTAGTAGAGAAGCTCTCCTTCTACGATAACGCCAAGCTCTACAGAGCGAACGGGCTTTCTCATGATCTCGAAGTTAGGATGGATGAGCTTTAGATACTTTAGGCGGTCTTTAGGGCCTTTCCACTCTGATACCTCGCCAGTCTCCATATCGACTAGGACGTCTTTTATCTTCCAGACCTTTCTCCAATATTCTGTATATGATAGTAATTTCTGCAATCCCCACTGTCTTGCGAACGGAAGGTAAGTGAATTTGTCGTCTCGGGTACCATAACTTAATTTTGAAATTATCTCCTCTTGATTAGGAAGCAGCGAAATGACTTCAGGACGAGATAGGTATTTGCGTCTAGAGAAAAAGCTACAGTCTGATAGATCAGGCTCATAATAGAAGGGGTCCCACAGTGCTGAATTCCATTGGTCAACTTTAAATTTTATATCACCCGACACAGGATCTTCGCGGTAGTCAACCCAGGGGCTGATAAAACTTATACCAGGAATTAGGGCATCTTTGAAAGCATCGTTTTTCTTCTCATAACCAGATCCGAAGTGCATCACGTACTGCAAGGTGTCGTTGAGTATCTCAGCTGTCTCTTCGCTGGATCCATCTATAGGGGTAACTCTGCTGGCAAGCTGGCTCTGTCTTTGTAAGCCATCTACCAGGTTGATCATCCTACGTATCATGTTGTATGTGAATGAGCTACGTCTTTGGTTGTTGAGGTAGGCAAGCTCCTCAAGGCTCCATTGATATCCGAGGAAGTAGGCTTCATCTCTATAGGCTTCTGCCTGGAAAGTGTTGAGCTGCTGATAGGCCCTCTCGTAATTCTGCCCGAACTCCTGGACTATGTCCATGTGATCTTCTATAGAGGTAGATTTCTTGTAGTCTCTTAGAAAATCTTTAGCGTCTGGAGAGAATTGCATGGGGTTGGACATTACAGTGCCTCAAATATATAAATGGCATTGTAATCTCTAGCGTTTTATGTATCAAGGGGAGAAATCGCGCGCTTTTAACGAGGCGCAGCTCACTCGAAGCGGTTTTAGAGTGGTGGCTTACCACTTGTTTTAAAAAAAGGGCTGAACGGCGTCAAAAGAAGGAAAGTCTTAAACCCGTCGCCCAGCCCCCAACCCAGAAATAAGGATGAAAAATGAACCCGGGCTATCAAGCCTAGCCCGGCCGGCTGCAAATATAAATGGAGTTGCACGCTAGATTATAGCGGCCTTCATGCCTTTCGGGCTACTTCTTTTTCTTCTTGAGCGCTGATTCGAGTTTATCTCGCTTAGCGTCAAGCTTGTGATCTTCTTTGAGCAGGCCTTTAAACTCTTTCTTAGTCTTAGATTCAATTGCTTTTTCACTCTTTTCTAATTTCTTATCCATATATTTCCTTTTAAATGTAAAATCCTCTTGGCCAATACTTCTTTCGTCCTTGGCTCTTCTCACTTGCATAGATGATCACTAGGCTTGCATCTTCCGCAACCTGTCGAATCGATGGCATCTTAGTTTGTGCTGCCCCAGTGCGGTTGTCTATTGCAGGTGCTGGTGTCCTTGTAGGAGCTGTGGGACCATACTGTGGTACGTAGACTGTCCCTTTCAGATCGGCCTCTACTGCCTGCTCAGCTACTGAGGCTTCATGTAATACTTCTTCCGCTACTTCTCGCTCGAACGGGGTGCACGAGGCTAGCCCTAGGCATGTGCCAATAATTAACAAACTCTTAATTCTCATTGTCGTCTCCATAAGCCAAGTTGAGGCATTCTTCTAGCTGGTCTCGTACACAGCGTATGCAACTGAAAATGTGGTCTAGTCCTCGCTCATACCCGTATTCTTCTTTATCGTGGGTTTCCACCTTCCAGGTCTCAAAACAGTGCTTTGAATCTGTATTTTCAAAGATACTATGGTCTAAAACATCTTTTAGCATGATAGATAGCTTACCGAGATCTTCTACGCGCTCTCGCTTGGTCATTTAACACTTTCCTTTTCGTTTTCTGCCTTCTGTAGGTCTTCTAAACCCTGTTTCTCCTTCTCGGATTTAACAGGCTCGCTAAGGCCGTTTAATCGCTCATAGAATGAAATTCATTAATGTCCTTTATTCCATCCAAGTCTAGCGGTACTTGAGTTTTGATTCGCGTTTGGCGAGGGTATAGCGGTTGGGCTTCCGAACTGATTCGGATACTGGCTCGGAGGGTTTCTCCCTCTGTTCGGTGCTGGGGTTAGGGGGACTGAAATGCTCATGACTTTTACCTACTTTTGCGTAATCTAGGGAATCTAGTAATAGTTCTACCTTGCTCATGAACTCCATTGCGTCCGTATTGCGCGTCATGAGGTTTTGGATGTTTATCTCTTGGGCATCAAGTCTCCGAGAAAGCTCATTGACCAAGAGGCAAAGGCTGTCGTGGTCTTTCTTAAGCTCGCCCACATGGTCGTAACGAGGGGATTTATCTCTAGGCTTTTCTTCCTCTTCTTCTTTCACTACAGGGGGCTTAGGTAGCTTTCTCCAAAACATTATTTCTCTACTTCTTTTAATGGTTGTTTCTTGCCGTCTATTTCTATCTCCCAGGCACCCGATTCTGTAAGGCTCGGCTCGCTAGAAGTGTGTACCTTGATGGCGGTAGCTGTTATCTCGACTCGGCTTTCTTCATGTTCAGGTTTACGGTGATCTATCTTCCTAACGCTCCAAGGAAAGCAGCAGTTTCTGGGGCAGCACTGTGTGCAGTTGCATGAGTCTACAAGCTCTACAGAGCTACGGGCTTCTACTTTGTCTACGACACTTGGCATCATAGGGAACCTCCTAGGTATATCGCAAGATGATCACCACTACTACAATAGTTGGGCAGATCAGCGTTAGCATCCCTATTATAACATCATCGCTCATTTTGGATACCACACCGGGTTATTTATCCACCAGGGGAAAGGGCGGCTCTGTATCCACCACGCCGGTATTCTCGGTATCGAGTTGGTCTTTGTCATCTATGTCCTCCGCCTTGCATGTTATCACTAATTCAACAAACCTACGCTCAAACTTACCAAAACATCTGTGGCAAAATTGGAATCTTGAATTCGACCAGATGTTAGCACTTATCCCATAGCAGTTGCAGCATTGAAACATTAATACTCATTTACCTTCACTATTATGTTGTAGAAATCCATTACCTTTGCAGCAACCGCATTCGTACATATCAGTCCTGGATTAAAAGCAGGAAGAATGCAATAACTCCTACTATGCATATGCCTGCCATGAAGTAAAGCGCCTCAGTCATTATTACTTACCACTCCCCACAGGGGTTTGAGGTCCAGGGGCAGGATACCACTTGCTGGCTATTTGAAGGTTTTCAAACCAGAATGGCGCTATGGGGACATTACGTGGGATTCTTACTGTCGCTGTCATTACTTTCCTCCTTAAGATCTAAGGTCTTTATTTCCAGTATCTTAGCAACTAAAAAATTAAGCATATCTCCGCGGCGTTCTCTGCCGTCGATGTCGACTACTTCGGCAAGTAGTGCGCAGGCGGCATGCACGACTATGTTGAACTGCTGCTCGTTGGCTTCGAGGATATCTGGGGTGTTTTCCTCCAGATACCTGGTAGTAACATATCGAAACATGTTGTGCAGCGATGTACCATGCTTGAGCACATTCTCATAGCTTTTGCCTTCTAGCCAGGTTTCGCTCATGTGCGCTCGCTAATCCATTCTAGCATTTCTGTTATGAAGACTTTTGCTTCATTTTCAGTATCGAATGACTCGATACAGTAGACGCCACCTGGATACAAAACGCAATTGACCGCAGAAGTTAGAGTGCCTATTTCCAAAAAAACATTTGTTAAATACTTGTAGTTAATATATCGATCATACTTAGTCTTGATATAATCCGCGTTTTGCTCGACAACGTAGTTCTCAAACTTTTTCTTTTTGCATTCGCACTTGCACATAGTATTTCCTAAACTCATACTTTTTATAATATTTTTCGCTTGTTCTTCTCTAAATTCCAATAATATTCGCAATTTTGGTGTATAGATAAAAGTCAAAACTCCCTGCACCCATCTGAAAAACTCTGCATATCTAAGTCCTTAGGCCAATTCCAATCGGTCACGTGACCTAAAGAGCGCTCTTTCTCACAGGCCGTGCATTTTCCTTGATGAAAGGTTGCGACGTGTCCCTCGGGCCATTCGCCTTCGTTATCTTCCGCGCAGTCATGACAGATATATCCCTTTAGCTTCATTGTGGGCCTCGGTAGATGGGCCCTTGAGGCACATACAAGTTCGGCCAGGGGTTGGGCGAGCTTGTGAGCTGCGGCATAGGCCACATGATGGGCTGTGGCCTGGGAGCTATGGGGGTTGTGTTAGTTTGAGTCATTTATTTTCTCTAGCAGTTCATCGAGAAACTTCTCTGCATCCTGTTTGTATTTGAAGGACTTTATTGCGTAATCGTGGTAGCCACCGCCCGCTACGATATACATCCCCTGATGTTCACACACACTTATTTCGGTAAATTTGTTCATGTTATATAGATTACCTGATTTTTCACCTTTTACCCACATACTCTTTCTCCTTTTCTTGGTTTTATATTTATCACATTTTTTGTAGAACTCTTTACTAAGCACTAAACAGCGATTGCTATTTATAATCTGCCAATAGCTTTCTTTTATCATGCTACCTCTCAAATACAGGCTGAAACCTATCTCTCAATCGCTCGACCTCATCATCACCGGGCCCACGTCCGGCTTCAGAGCGCATCTTCATGGCTATTGCCATATAGCGGAAAGCATCGGCTCCATGGCTCCAGCGGTCATGTACAGGCTTACTTCGGTATATCTTTCGCTCATCATCCCATTCACGGCGATAATTTTCAAGACAACGAATAAGCTTAACGCACTTCTTCTCGTCTATAAACACTCGTGGGAATACCTGGCGGGCAAATTCAATGCCCTTGTCGATGCTGTATTCGAGAGTTGATATCTTTGTAAAGTCCACTCCAAGCTCTGCGACGACTCCTCGTATCGAGTGCTTGTTGATCTGCTCTCGCTTGCTGGCATCACTAGGAGCAAAGTGCTCATCGTAAATATAAGGGCGTTTCTGTAGCTCTTGGACATAGTGTATCATTTCCTCATCGGGGGCTTCGTAGTAGTCTATTATATTTATCTGGTTGCCTGCCAGCTGGAAGAACACCATAGCGGTGCAGTCTAGGCCTATATCCCATGAGGTAAATACGCGTTGGCTCTTGTCATGGGGGATGTGGCCTATGCGCATCTCATCGCGGGCTTCTTGCAGGTATTTGGCATAGTATGAGCCTTGGATGCCTAAGGTGAATGAGCAATACCATTCTTGCTGGATCATGTCCTCGCTCATCTCTTCATCGCGGAGCTTCTTTATGTCTTTGTCGCTAAGTATCTTGGTTTCGTTATTGGTGAGGAGCTGGCAGAACCAAGCTTCCTTGTTCTCATCTTTTCTTGCCATATCGAAGAGGTCTTTAGCATGATTAGTGCCGCGTGGTGTAAACACAAATATTGACCATCCTCCATTAGCGTCAAGAATGGGGCGTACGTAGTTCCAGGCATTTGGGTTTTGTAAACTAAACTCACTGAATATGCAGCCTGATGGGTTGGTACCCATGATGGAGTTATAATTATCAGAGCCAAGAACTTGTATGAGCGATCCGTTACGAAGGACAATTTTCATTTCCTGGTTGTTAACAGATTTTATTAGAATCTTGGGGATGAAGTCTATAAAGCGCAGGCCGTCGTTGGTCATACCATCCCAGAGCACTTTGCGGCCTTGAATAGCTGTGGGGAAGATGTAGTAGTAAATGCCCTTCTTCTCCCAAGCAGTATAAATAAGGAAATTCCACGCGCTCGTATCTTTGCCGGCACGACGATTCCATACGAGTATCGCACGACGCACACCGTCGTTCATGGCGGCGAAGAAGTCCTCTTGGTATATCCTTGCAGTGAAGTTATGCGGAAGCGTTACTGAGGTCATCTATGGCCTTAATTGCGTCTTTGATATAGTTGCGTATGCGTATCTCCCGGATGGGCTCTTTATGATCAGCTTGCATCTGCTCTATCAATATCTCTACATGCTCAAGAGCGAGGCAAAGCAGGTGTCTAGCTGTCATCATGCACCACGCTATCCAAGCTTTTAAGTATAACATGTTTGGCCGGGAATGGCCTTTTGCGCACGCCATCTACCATAACCCACTCTTTCGCTTCGAAGTCGGGCACATACTCGCACCAGTCCTCTTCGCATAGCCATGTGTCATCTTTGGCGATATATCGAGGAGGTAGCCTGCTAATAGTTTTCATGACCCGAGCTTATCCCGTGCAGGCTTTAAGCTCAAGTTTTCTTCGATATTTTGTTGATGGTGATATTTCCAATGTGCTCGATAGTCTGGCTTTCGGGTTGCTCGAATGATGCCTTCCACTTGTCGCCGCAAGTGCGGGCCATTACATACCTGGCAAAGCTTCCATCCCACTCTTTTACGAGTGATTTTCGTATGAATTTAGCCTCTTGCCAGACCTTCGCTTCAGAATATGCGTCCGCAAATTCTTTATTTACATCTACCCATTCTGTGAGACGTTGCGGGTGTATTTTCTTATCAACACAAAAAGAGTTTAAATATACGCCAGTATCGGCTTTTATCCACTCTCTTAGCTCATGAGCCATAGCCGTAATAGCATCATCATCCCATATTTTCGGAGTACCGCTAGTCTTGCATCCCTTTGCGTACTGGTTGCCTTTCGGCGCTGGCATATAACCTCGTGTGTTGATTAAACTCTAACGTTTTCCCATTTTTCTTGCAATGCGGGAATTAATTTCGCTCTGCGGGGAATTATCGCCATTTTTTCTAGAGGAGAAATCGCCGAATGGCGCAATTAGCTTGGCGACTTCCCGCAATTCCCTCCAAGTTTGCGGGGAATTAATTTCTCCCTCAAACCCCATTCTCCGCCCTATTCCACACAATTACACCCTACAACATACAATTACCCCTTGCAGTAAATAAAGGACTCTGGCATAATGGTGCGTATCGAAAGCAAGTCTCCTAGGTGACCGGCCCACCAAAGCCGGCTGGTTGTAGCGGCGATAGATACTTAAACCAAAAGAAGGAAACAGAAACCTAAACTAAAGGAGAAAACCAATGACAAAACAGTCATATATAATAATTAAAAGAACAGACGACAACTTCGTAAAACAATACGAGGTGAGAAAGTGCTCACATGACATAAACAGGATAGATATGGATTCGCGAAGAGATTGCAAAGAATTGTATGCCAAAGAAGATTATATGAATGCTTTCGATACTATGGAGGAGGCAGCTACCTTTGTAGAAGATCTAGGCGACAAAGAGCAGGAGACTACTAATCGCAAGCAGGAATTAGAGACACTATTAGAGATTGTAAAAAACCTTGTAAAACTAAAAGAATGCCTTAAATCTAAATAACCCTACGCCCTTCGGGGCGTTTAACCAAAAGAAGGAAACATGAAAACAATTAACCTAGATTACGACCTATACAAAAAAGAGCTACAAGCTTCCCGAGAAGAAGGCTATACCTCCGGAGTTTATGCCGCAATTGAGTACATCAAGAACCCAAGCGGCTGGCACCTTAGCGATGATAAGCATTGCAGCAGGCGCAAGTGGCTCACCGAAGCTGTTAAGATGCGCAACGAGAAAGCTTGCGAAGCTTACCTCGATGAGCTTATCGGTGAAGAAAAGCTGCTTGTGTTTTACAAAGGCGAGAATGGCTTCATCCTAGATAACGTAGTAAGCCACTCCCAAAACGGTGATGCGATTCAGCTTAATGTGGAGGAATCATAACATGGAAACCTTTAAACAATGGCTCTTAAACGAGTACGACCCTTTAACCATAGTTGACATAGCCGAAGCAGGTTGCGACCAAGGCTTCTCCGGCATGATCTACTACAAAGAAACGAGCGCTCTCTATGAGCGCTTTAAACACGACATCTGGGATATCCTGGAAGAGGAAGCTAAAGAATATGGCTATGCGTGCGCACTTGAGATGCTATCTCACTGGTACAACTCGCCTTTGAGCATAGCCTCTCTTGAGCAATATCTAGTATGGGCGGCGGCGGAAATTACCGCTCGCGAGCTCGTAGACAACAAACAACTAGACGACACGGAGTACAACTTAGATGACTATAAAGCTAGATTATCGTAGGTCCTATGGACACACTCGATACTATCCAGCGTGCGAGGTTAGCAAGCTACTGGCATCACTTGCTGGTAGCCCCTGCTTTAGCTCAAACCGCATGGAAACACTACGCGAGCTAGCAAGAAAGCTAGGCTTCAAGATAGAGACACAGATAGCCACGGAGGGCAAGGATGAAATTTGATTTGCCCAACCGTGAGGATTACGCGCCAATTTGCGTATCTGTTGAGCGTTTCTTACGCGACCAGAAAATGACTGATTTTCAGGTCTGCACTGTAGCAATGGGATTATTTACAAAAGCCTCGAAGGATATGCCCTTTGAAGCTCGAGAGAAACTTTTAGCTACACTTAACTGTGTAGCAAGAAACACGTGGGAGGAATGGGATGGACGAGCAAAAGAAGATCAGTAATCTTATTGAAATCATTATGCGCGACGGCGTGCTAGCATTAGATCCCGACACCGGATGCAGGGATCTTTTGGTTTCGCTTATGAATATACAAATTCAAGCTCTTAAGAATATAGGCGCTGTTGATAATTTCGATGTCGCCGCTAAGATGTTTACCGAGATGTGCACGAATGCCAAGGAAGATTTCATCAACTATAAGCAGGAGCAAGTTTATGACAAGTTGGACTGAGGCTGTAGAGTTATATCGTCATGAGCAGCAGGCGGCTAGAAATCGTAAGGCTCGCCGGGATAAGCAGCTATGGTCCGACATGCAGGACTTTGCTAAGTCTATCGCCCGGCATGAGCTTGCTGAGCGGGAGGATGAATTCTATAAAGAAAGGGGCCACTAGGGCCCCCTCGCGAACTACAAATAGGAGTGTTCATTCGCGCTTTAGCTTACGCTTTCTAGAAACTTACGTCTCTTTTCATCCACTATAGCCTTTATCGGGGTCATATCTATGATGGTAAAAAGCTCGACCAGGTGTATCATCTTTTGGTCGTAGATCATCTCTTCATCTTCATAGTATCTCTCATACACTTCAAAGAATCTTTCTAAGGCATCCTCAATGGTTGGATGATGTGAGCATTCGTATGGTAAGGGCTTCCAGATTCTTAGCTTTATCACTTCTTGCCTTTAGGGATTTTCGCTCCCGCTTTTCTGGCTGTATTGAGCGCTATAGCAACAGACTGTTTCTGCGGCTTGCCGGCCTCCATCTCTGTCTTGATATTCTCGCCAATAGCTTTCTTAGACTTAGATTTAATTAGTGGCATCGTCGTCAATCCTTATGCAAAGGTTTATGGGCTTTTTAAAGATGTGGTGCTTGAAGTCATGCTCGACAAACTCCTGACGCAAGAGTTCTGCTAGCTCTCTTTTGCTCAAGGCTATGTCGAGGTATTCATATTTTGTGTCTTCGTCGTATTCAAATTTCATATTTCCCACACTTTGATAACAGTTTTCGGGTTTTCTCCGTAGTATTTTTCCATCACTAACCGCACTATCTGGCTGTCGTCTCTGTAGACAAGCTCTTTTAGGGCGTTGGTAACGATGTAGGCTAAGTTGTCGATGTCTGGCCTAGATGTGGGGCGGATCATGCCATTAATCATCTGCCCATATCTGGCCTTTGATGTTGCCTTCGGTATAGGCATATAGAAATATAGCTCCATGCCTATGGCTCCGGACAGTGGCTCCCTTGGAGCCTGCGGCGATACTTGCCACTGGATCATCTGCTTATTCAGTTTCGAAGGGTCGTAAGCCTTTCCCCGGCTAAATCTTGTCTGCTTTTGAGGCGTCGGAGGAGCATGTATTTCAAATATAAGCATTATTACTCACAGTAAGTAATAGTAATAATGCTTATTTTACTTCAAGTCAACCCCAACGGCGTAAAAACGTAAGTTGTCTATCTTTCTTCTCAAGAGCCGCTACAAACTCCTCGAAGTCAGCCTTCAAAATCAGGTAATAAACCCCTCGTCTATAAGCTTTTAGCGAGCCTCGCTGTATACGGGAAAGTATAAACTGCCGGTCGACCCCCAGCTTTTGCGCGCACATGCCTACTGAGTATTCCCCCTTCTCTTCTGAGAAGGCTAGTCTGCCGTTAAATGTAGCATGTTCGCTCTTGGAGTATTTGTGAGCGTGGTATTCATCAAGCCAGTCTTGTGTCGTTAGCAAGTTGCCTTTTATGATCACGGCTTTTATAACTCTGCGCCTGATCTGCTTATAAACGTGCTGTGGAGTAACGGACAAGTATTTTGCCGCTTGGGTGATTGTGTAGTAATCCATCTATTTTCCTTCTTTTAGTTTTTGGTTTTATCTTCCTTGGGTGCCTCGTGAAGGCGGTTCCAGTCTCTCGATGTCACTTTTCCATTCGTTGCTTCTGAGATGAGTCTCTGGTAAAACTTATTGGGCTTAAACGTTCCTCTCATCCAGTAGTAAAGGTTCTGCAACGCTATGTCGGACTTCTCGGCAAACTGTTTTATGTCTATATTTTCGGCCTTTAGGTAGTTCTTGAGCTGCATATGTACCTTTTCGTTGTGTTTTGTGCTTGATTATAATATTATAATGGGTTATAATCAAGCACAAAAAGGAGGAAATGTGAAGATGAAAGAGTACGTCAGAGTCAGCGACATACTGGCTCACTTGCAGGACTACAGTCACATAGACGAGAAAGTATTGCAAGCCAAGGCACAGCTAGGAACCAACGTTCATGAAGCCATCGGAGATTATGCCAAGGGGGATTTTCCGATACTCGAAAGCGAAAAAGCTATCGGATACTTTCGAAGCTACGAGCGATGGCACACAAAAACGCAGCCGGTATACCACCGCATGGAGCAGAGATTCTTTTGCGACAAGCTGATGATAACAGGGCAGATAGATGCCGTGGTTAGCACACAAGATCGCCAGCATATGCTCATAGACTTTAAGACAAGCTACAAAGCAAACGAAGAAATCTGGTCACTACAGGCACACTTTTATTGGTATCTATGCCATGTGAACAGCATAGAGCTTCATAAAGAAATGCAGTGGATAAACCTACAGCGCTCGGGTGGTCACCCTAAAATCTACATGTTTGAGTTTAACGAGTTTCAGCTCATGCGCTGTATAGACCTAGCAAACAAATTTTGGGAAGATAGAGAAAACGCAAAGGATATTGAATGAAATTTTGTAGATCATGTCACGGAAATATTGAAAGACTGACGCATTTTATATGCATAGCATGCATTGAAGAAAAACCTGTAGATGAGTTCTCCCGAGATAACTCCCGAGCAACAGGATATAGCTCTTACTGCAGAACTTGTAGACGAACACAAGCACTTGAGTATCGCGATAGAAAGATGCACAAACAATGTGCCGAATTCGATTTAAATATTGAAGAAAATAGAGATAGGTACTAAAATATTTACTCGGAGGTGAGTAAAATGTTTGGTATCTACCCTGTGCCTGAAGCCGAACTCGGTGAAGAGTGGCCAGAGCACATGAAAAATTAACTTTGAGGATGAAAAATGAACATGCAGTCAGAACAAATTAACGAGCTAGCAGCCGCATTAAGCCGCGCACAATCCATGATTGACGGGGCGACAAAAGACTCTAGCAACCCGTTTCACAAGAGCAAGTATGCCGACCTACATAGCGTCATATCTTGCGCAAAAGAAGCACTCGGGCAAAACGGCCTTAGCGTCTCTCAACTTATGCAAACCATTGACGGACAAATACATCTGATCACTTTGGTTATGCATAAAAGCGGCCAATGGATCAGGAGCGCAATGGGCTTAAGCTTTGACAAGCTCGACCCGCAAACTATAGGAAAGGTAATTACCTACTTTAGGCGATACTGCTATGCGGCCGCTCTTGGTATCACCCAGACCGACGACGATGCCGAGTCAGCTATGGAGCGTCCAAAAAAAGAGGCAAAGTTGATGACAAAGCCGGAAGAAAAGGAACCTACAATTGAAGTTCTTCTTCAAGAAGTAACGTCAAAGGGAATAGCCGTAGACAAGAAAACACTCTTGGAATTTATTCTATCCTTAAGAGACAAGAGTAATGCCAAGGGCGGGAAAGTAATATCAGACAAGGATGTCGTGCTTTCTGCGTTTCTGCCTGGGCAGATGGAAAGATTTTGCAAGACTCTAGAAAGCTTTCTATCCCAAACTGACGACCCGTTAACTACTTGACAATACCCATACAAATGCGCATAATATGGTTATTCGTGAGGTTTAAATGGAAAAAGGTATAAAGTGTCAGGGGTGCGAAAATATATTGCCTACGGGAGATTTACGAATTCGTAAGTTTTGCAGTCAAAAATGCAGGAGAAATCAAGAGAGAGAAAAATATAAAAAATCGAATCCGCCGCTTAAAGATATATCCGGAAACAAGATGGATTCTCTAAAAGTTGGCACTTTGGGCGAGATTTCTGTAATGCTTGACCTGATAAAAAAGGGTTATAACGTGTATCGCAATGTTGCTTATTCGGGATACTGCGATTTAGCGATTATGCATGAAAAGATCATGTTAAGAATTGAAGTAAAAACGGGATTTTACTCTGCTTACGGGAAACTGTGTTACCCTGGACATAAGGATAAAAGCAGATTCGATATTTTGGCTGTATGGCTGAAATCCGGGGAGGTTATATATATCCCCGAGCTGCCACCTATTTCTTCTCTTCAGCCTGATGACCTGGGAGATCCCCTCGCTTAAGCTTTTTCTCAAACACTCGGTAGACTGTATGGCGCTCTATGCAGTTTACCGATACTTGGATATGTTTTATGAGATCTATTAGCTGATCCTGAGTGACTTGCGTAGCAGTTAAGCGGTCAAGGACTTCATCTAAGTATTTTATAATCATGTAGATGAGGAAAAGAAAGAGTGAAATTGCGGCGAAAACCGCGAGAAGAAAAGCGCTCATAGCCCCTCCGTTTAGAGAGGGACTATGCCGAATTTCGGCTTTTTCTTGAAAGTAAATAAGAAAAGAGCTACTTTGTTTGGGTTTCTAAACCTAATAGTTGTGCCCGAGAAAAGTGCAACTATTAAGTAACACAAGAAACACCCGTAAGTGATGAACCAGATCTTATCACGAGGAGTGTTAATAACACAAGAAAAGATCTGAAAGAAAGTAGAAAATGTCCAGTTTCTCAGTAAGCTTCGAAGATAACTTTGTACTACTGCCCCCAAAACATCAAGAGATCTGGAAGGTGCTTTGGTACTTTTCCAAGACATACCGAAACGCTTTCCCCTCTTATGAAAAGATAGCCAAGATTGCCAAGTGCTGCGTTCGAACCGTTGCGGCGGCTGTAAAGAGCTTCCAAAATTTCGGCTGGTTAAAGACTATGCGCCGATGCTATCGGAGTAGCATCTTTTATATTCACGAAAAACTTTTATTTTTAAACCCAAAGGACAGGTCAGTATTTAAGAGAAAAATTGAAAGTTATGAAGAAAAAGGCCGTACTTATGAACATGGGGGGGGAGGTGTTTTCAGAGGTAAATTGCATGACAAGTTGCATGGTATATATGCATCTAGAGATTCTATAGCTACAGTACGTTATAACGTACATCAAACAAGAATTTTAAAAGACGGGAAATGGCTTTCAATCAGGCCAAATCTTCAAAAATATGCTTTCCCGATTGAGGAAAAGCTCAAAATTCAGCGATGTTTCACCGAAGCAGAGATAGCGCTTGCAGCAGAAAGCTTCGATACTTACAAAAAACCTAAGCGAAGCCCGATAAAACTTTTCTGGTGGCTAGCGAAAGAAGCAAAAAGAATGTTTAAATATGGAAGATAAGAAGGGATTTAATGTTTTCCGAAGTCAAGGATAAAGATCAGGCTAATAAGCTATATAAAAAATTTGATACCTCATACGTATCTAATATTGCAGATTTTCTAGAAGAAAATTCCTACCTAACATCTGGGCAATATAACTCTTTAGTAAAAGTGTACACTGCATTTAGGATGGATAATTTGCAAAAAAATTAACCCCATGTCTATCATGACGAGGTAAGACATGGTAATCAATTCGTCATAAAAACATAAAACCTTAAAGGAGAACAACATATGGAACAACAAATATTATCAACAACAAACTACTCGATGTTTAAGTTTAGTAGCCTAAACCGGACACCGAGCGACGAGCACGTTAGGATATTGGCCAACGCTATTAAGAAAAGCAACCAGCTTGATGTCAACCCTATTGTTGTCACCAAGGATATGCAGATAGTCAGCGGGCAGCATAGATTTCTTGCGGCAAAACGCCTAGGCGTTCCAATTTTTTACATTGTCAAGGATGTCCCGGACACTTATTATCTAGAAGCAAATTCCAACCAGAGGAAAACTATACCCTCTGACGTCGTAGACTTTTACTGCGCCCATTTGCCAATTCCAGACTATAAGCTACTTAAGAAAATACAAGAAATAACCAAGCTTTCATATGGCAATGTAATATGTCTTGTAAATGACAACCTAGAAAGCCCGGGATTCGATCTAAATAGGGGAAATTTACATTTCAAATACAGCGAAGACGTCATTATGGATAGGGTGGAAAAATATTGCGAGCTTAGAGATTTCCTGGATTCAATGCCGTTCGAATATAAAAGCGCCTATAAGGTCAGAGCTTTTTGCCAAGGGCTAAACCGATTCTTTCAGAGAAATCTAGACTGGGATGTCTTCATGAAAAAGGTCCGCATAAACTGGCCTCTTCTTGACTGCGCTATGCCAAACTACGCTAGATGGACTCAAGTTTTTCTCAAGGTTTATAGCAAGAGAACTCGCGCCCACCAGTTGGAAGAAGGCGCAGTATTCAACGAAGAGGACATAGAATAGACGCATTCTACCAGGCCTACATTTGACGATCTTATGTAGGCCTGTGTGTAGGTAGCCTTAGAATGTTACGATCCAATAGGCCACTATAATATCTATGGTATTGTTATTAGCTGCGTTACCTGAAATTTCAGTAGCATTATTATTCCATGCTGCAATATTTACATTGTCCAATATCCCAACTGCTTGGCTTAAAAGACTATTTGCACCAGGCAAGATTGATTTCCTATTTGTATTTGCTACTATTTGTGTGTTACTTAATGCAGTTCCAGCAGATGTGGTATTATTATTGTAATAAAGTCCTATAGTTTGCGCAGCACTTGCTGTAAACACATTCGTTCCCCCATAGTTTAGCTGGCTACAAATGGTCACTAAAGCTATGCCTTTTCCAGCACCTGGTGCAGCAATAATCTCTACTGGGGTTCCGTGTAAATTTTTAATTTGTGAGTTTGTTAGTGTTATAGAAACTGTCAAAAAGGATCCACCGCCGGCAGGCGCAGCGCTAGTCCAGTCGGTACCATTACTAGTAAGAACATTACCGCTAGTTCCCGGCGCAACAGTGCTGATTGCATTAGATGCTCCAGCTACAAGCACATTGTGCTGCGTGATGGCAGAACCCGAAAAAGTTCCCGCGCCGTCATATGAGACAACGCCAGCAGTTTTAAGATTTACCGCATTATTAGTAGCCATTAATATTTCCCTTTATGTCCATTTACCGTCAAGACACTGTCCAGTTACCTTGTACACCATAGGCATACCAAACTGATGCAGTCGTTTGAGCTACTAAAAATATAGCATCCCCAAGTGCCGTAGAGGTTAGGGAACCAGTATTTGCAGTAGCTGTGGAGCTGCCTATATGGATGGTACCAGGGTTAGCACTAAGAATCTTGGCAAAAGCAGCGCCGTTGATATTGACTAGGGCGATTACATCACCAACCACGGTAGTAGTTGGAAGCGTAAGCGTTAAAAGCGATCCCTTATTGGCAAAATATCCATTGTTAGTCGAAGCTGTCTGGTCAGCAGAAATCACGCTCCATGTAAGACCGCCTCCAGTGTTGTTTATCTGAAGCGACCCTGCACCCGTTGTGAAGGTAATACCTCCCGATCCAGTAAGTGTCGCAAATACAGGGTCTGCGCCGGTACTACCTACGAGTACTTGACCATTAGAACCTACAGCCAGAGAAGTGAGAGATTCAGCATTTGCGCCTCCGACAGGCACGGCATGCTGCGTTACGGAGATAGCACTAAAAGTGCCTGCCCCATCATAAGCCGTGATGCCGGCGCTTTTTAAATTTATTGCATTATTCGTGGCCACAAATAACCTCGTTATTTAGTTGTTCATCGCAAATCTCCCTGTTGTGCGTGATGTCGCATATGGCAGGAGATGCATAAAATTTTGCCATTTGATTCTTCATACTTAAGTTCAGGAAAGTCATAAAAGCTTTTAATGTGATGAGCATGTAGTCTCTGAGTCTTGCCACAAAGTTCACATCTTCCTCCACATTTTTTTAAAAGCTTCTCTTTCCATATTTTATATTCGATCCGTTGTCGATAAAGATCTTTGTGTCCTTTACCATGTCTAAGAAGATTGTGAGTTCCTTTTTCCACATTTCTTCTGTTACCTCTAGATATAGCCAAACGATGTTCTAAGCTATATTTTCTACCCTTAAGCTTCTCTCTTTGAGATTCAATTTGTTCAGGCGTTCTCTCAAATTTATCAAGTTGCTTTGTCGTATAGCATTCAAGGCACGTAACTGTTCTTCCATCTGGCTGCCTTCTATCTACCTTAAATTTCTGTACTCTTTTCGTTTCTCCGCATCTTCTACAGGTTTTTTCCACAAACTACCTCTTATTTAAGTTGTTTGTGGCTATTCTATCATTTTATCAAACGAACGTCAAGTTGCCCATGCAAGAAACTATATTCCAAGCAAGGTTTGCGGTCTTACAGACCATTCTAATTGTGTCGCCTTGGCCCGTAGAGGCAATACTTCCCCCAACCCCGGCTGTAGTTATTTGATTACCGAACTTTATGCTTTGCCCGGCTCCCTGTGTGACGTGGAATCCCGCAGAACCATCAATGGTTATTTCTATAGTATCTCCGAGTACCGATATGGGAGGCAAAAGAAGCGAAAGCGTACCGCCTCCAGAACAAAAATATCCATTCTGATTAGCAAGAGTCTGAGATGAAGATATAATATTCCATACTATCGAGCCACCCGCTCCGGAACCATCAATATTGATATTAGGATTGCTGTAGCTTACTATGATCCCGCCAGAACCCGTAATATGACCCACGGAAATTTGTTGTGACGGGGCGGAAGCCCCGGTGCCTATTGCAAGGTCACCACCTGAGATAAAGCCGCCTGGATGGTTGAAGTTTGCGCTGGTAGGATCTGTGAAGTCCATATTAGCGCACCACATGACTTGATTGTCAAATCCTGGCATAATAGCTCAAATTTTATAGTCATTGCAAATACATGGTTACAGACCAGTTAAGAGAAGCTGGAGGAGATGCCCAAGCTGGTGTGACGATTTGAAACCCGATGTAATCACCCGCAGTAATTGCCTGTGATAGTCCTGTTATGCTAAAAGGTCTAACACCAGTTGATGTTAAATCTAGAGCGTTTGAAATCAGAGTAGTACCGGAACCATTTATGAGATAGTTTATTGTTACATTTCCAGAGCTTGAACCACCACTAGCAACGTACACATTTCCATAAATAGAAAGTAATGTACCAGTTTTAGGCGCTACAGCCTTAAGCACACCCTGGCTTATAACATTCGGTGCAAAGCATGTGCTAGAATTTAGTGAAAAATAATAAGTCGAGCTAGCGATTACGCTGCCTGCACTAGATCCAGAGCCATAAGAAAGCGCATATCCTATAGGCGCCGCGCTTGT